ATTATGCTAACGCACTAAAGTTAGAATGTGAAGACCTATATCTTATGTCACAACGTCCTATTGTAGGACTACACGCATTGATTAAAGAAGACTTTCACAAGCACAAGTTCAATAAACATTTTATATCGTTGAACTGGAGATTTACAAAACATCGTCAAATCTTAGCAAACTTTTTAGCAGGAGAAAATGGTTATTTAAGTTGGTACTTTAGTGATTCATTAGATGTTGTAAAAGACAATTTATATTTTGATATCGATCAATGGATGACAACATCACCTGAAGTTTATCAACAGTTAGCAGATAATAATTTAGTATGTAAAGAGAATGCACCCTATACTGTAGACAAACCAAGTGATATAGGAATCGATTCGCAAGAAGCAATTTGGCCTAAAGTTGCAGAATACAAAGACGGACAAACACCATCATTATACAATACAAAAGAAACAATGTTAGCAAACTTTTATAGAAATGTGTTTGTAGATATTGTAACAGAAACTAGATTTGCACAGTCTTGTGCGAACTATAGTGAAAAAGTATTGCAACCAATACAATACATGAAGCCGTTTATATTATTAGCACCACCGCATACATTAAAGTATATTAAAGAGTCTGGTTATCAAACGTTTGATCAGTTTTGGGACGAAAGTTATGATGAAACTGAAGATCACGGCGAACGTTTAAGAAAAATATTAGAGTTGATTAAATCAATTTTAGATAAACCTCTGTCAGAACTACATGATATGTACGAACAAATGATGCCCATATTAGAACACAATAGAGAAACATATTTAAAACTAACATGGAGCCCAAATTTTGATGACACGGAGTTTCATAACTAAATGCAAACTAAAGTTTCCCATGATGACTTTTTGACATTTCATGGACATGGTAAAGATTACAGAATAGATATTAAATCTATTCCTAGAACAGCAGAATCATATTATAAAGAGGCTATAAAAGCCGCTCAAACAATATATGATGAATCTGATGACGATGTTCATATTATGTTTGGTGGAGGCAATGACTGTGAATACATGGTCAATGTTTTTAGAGAAGCAAAGATACCATTTACAGTTGCTATCATAAGTTATGGTAAAGATTTTAAATATAATATGCATGACACACGATATGCATTAGACTGGTGTGACAAGTATAAGTACAAACCAGTTATAATTGATTTAGATATTGAAGAATTTGTAAAGTCAGGTCAAATGTATGACGTAGCAGAAGAATCTAAATGTTGCGAATATAGAATGACTACTACAATGATAGGTGCTAGTAAAGTAGATGGCACAGTTGTAATGGCAAACGAGCCACAAGTATGTAAAACTGATGATGGCACTTGGGTTTGGGAAGAGTATGAAAGAATAAACAGTTACGGTAACTGGTGGGAGTCAAGAGGATTAAAAGGAACATCAGATTTTGGCTCATACACAGGGGAACAAGTACTTGCGTTTTTACAAGAACCGATTATTAAACGTTTAGTAAATAATGAATTAGATTATGCATCGTCTGTGCCTGTTAAACAACTTTTATATAATCAAAATTCTTGGTCTCAAATCAAACGATGGAAGAGAACAGGATGGGAAAGATTTGAAAGAACTGATTTGTTTGCTAGTCTAAACGTAAAAGCAAACATGAGATATTTTACAGAACGATATAATGGCAGTTTTTATTTAGATTATGATGAAACTGTAAAACGATTGAGAGGAATAACATGAAAAAAGAAAAGATATTATTAATTGCTGGATGTTCACATGCCGCAGGATCTGAGATTGACGGCAATGAAGATTCAGACTACAATAGAGAACATTCATACGGTGCATTAATTGCTAAACATTTAAAACGTAAACCAGTTAGTATCGCACAAGTGGGTGCAACTAATACAGGTATTAGTAGACAAGTATTGCAATGGTTTCATAATTGCTATAATCCAGATACTATGAATGTAAATGTACTTGTATCTTGGACGGAACCTACTAGATTAGAAGTGCCTAGTGAATCAGAACGCAACTATCAAAGTGCATCACATGCAACTGATTGGTATGAAAAAGGTAGTGACTATTTTTATAAAGTTATCATAGGTTGGATCGGAGAAGACGAAGAAGAAAAAAGAGACACTCCAGACTTGCACAAATTTATGGCTAATCATCAACCTTACTTAGAATACCAATCATATCAATTAATCTTACAAATACAGTATTTGTTGCAATCACATAAGATTCCTTATATGATGTTAAATGCAATGCCATTCTTTTTAGATGATATAACTGCTATCAAAAATCTTCTGCCCTTGGTAGATGATAATAAATACTATCAGTTAAACAATAAAGACGAAGCATTTTATCAAAAATATCAACGTCTGGGATATGTCAACGAAAAAGCAAAGTATTGGCATCACGGCGAAGAACCGCATAAATTATTTGCTGATGAATTGATTAACTTTAATGAGGAATACAAATGTTTAAAAAGATAATCGATAAGATTAAACATCTCTTACGTAAGATTGCAGACTTCTTAAAGACTCCTTACATCAAATACAAACGTGAAAAAGAATATAAGAAACGTTTAGCAGAACTTAAGAAAAGAGATCCATTCATTTACAAATGAGTGAAAAATTAGTTAAGGCACTCTATGAAGGGGTAGTCACAATTGTTTTTGAAAAGATTGACACAAAAGAAATCAGAATTATGCCCTGCACCCTTAACAAAGATTTTCACAAGCAAACAATTGAGATTAAAAATTTAAGTGCGATGGACACTATAGTATGTTATGCTTTAGACAAACTAGCATGGCGTGATGTTCGTATTAACACAATCAAAGATTGGTACAAAGGATATCCAAAAGAAGTATGAGTAGAAAATATATAGGTATAAGTTGTGGCTTCCATGATGCAGGCGTATCTTTGGTAGACGACAACGGAGACATTTTATTTGCAGGACACAGTGAACGATATAGTAAAAAGAAACATGACTCAGAGTTGTGTCCTGAAATTATCGATGAAGCACTAGAATGGGTAGGCAACGAAGACCGGTTATTTGTAAATTATTATGAACGACCTTGGGTAAAAGCATGGCGACAGTTTAGAGCAGGTCAACAGTTAGGACCATTCAATTTTGCAGAAATATTCGGTGTTGACATATACAATACTTTAATCGAAAAAGTTACAAAACAATGGGGTCATTTTATGCACGATGGGCATATACCTCACTTTGTTCAAACACATCCTCATCACAAATGTCATGCGGCAGCCAGTTTTCAAACATCATCTTTTGATGAAGCAACTATAGTTATTATAGATGCGATCGGTGAAAATGATTGTGCTACTATTTGGAAAGGTTATTACAATAAAAAAGGCGAAGCAAAATATAAAAAGTTGTGGACACTTAAGTACCCTAACTCTATTGGATTATACTATAGTGCAATGACAGCAAGATTAGGTTTACGACCACTAGACGAAGAATATATTTTAATGGGTATGGCCGCATATGGTGAGCCTAAATATGTTAAAGACATAGAAGATAAGTTTGGCGCCCATACAGATTCATTATTATTTAAAGAAAATACACACATCGGCATTGATGATTCATTTTTAGAAGGAGCAGATGAGTTTGATATTGCCGCATCAGCACAAGTATACGTAGAAAAACTTATTAAGATAGTAATGAGCAAAGCAAGACAATTAAACAAGAGTGACAACTTAGTCTATGGCGGGGGAGTCGCACTTAACTGTTCTGCTAATAGATTTTTAGGTCAATACTTTGAAAACATTTGGATTATGCCTAACCCAGGAGATGCTGGTAACTCATTAGGAGCCGCGGCACTAGGCTACGGTAAGAAATTAAATTGGAAAAATGCATTCTTGGGCACAGATATTGTAGGAGTTTATCCTGTTATTGAAACTATTAAGGCACTAAAAGAAGATAAAATTGTGGGGATAGCCTCTGGTCGTGCTGAGTTCGGTCCTAGAGCATTGGGAACTAGATCATTACTAGCAGACCCAAGAGGATCAAAGATAAAATCAGAAGTAAACAAGATTAAAAAGAGACAACAGTTTAGACCGTTTGCTCCTATGATACTAGAAGAACTTGTAGATGAATATTTTGAAATGCCGGCGCATTGGAACAACTCACCTTACATGCAAGTTACAGCACCTTGTAAGTATCCTAAAAAATTCCCTGCTATCGTACATAAAGACGGAACAAGTAGAGTGCAAACAGTACCAAATGACGGCACAGGCATTCGTAGATTGTTAGAAGCATGGTATAAAGAAACAGGATGTCCTATCTTGTTAAACACATCATTAAATGTTCGAGGTGAGCCCATGGTCAATGATAGATCCGACGCAGATCGATTTGAAAAACTTTACAAGACCCGCGTAATTTCATAAGTATATAATATGCTTAGAGACGTATTTTACTTTGGTGAAAAACCAAACGTTCACCCTAGAGAACGAAAAGTTTTCGATATAGATGAGGCTCGTAAAGAAGCCACTACAGATCACTTTTGGATAATTAACGAGTTCTGTGATTATGCAGGATTTGATTGGGAGTTCGATTTTGATTTTTTACCCGACGAAGATGTTTGGGCAGAAGAACACAATAATATATGGCCTAGTCAACATCAAAAAGACTCAGGCACTTGGCTATGTGCAAAAGAACAAAGTGACATTAGAGTTTATCGTGCAGATGTTGCACCAATCAAACGCAAATCTATTAAAAACGAATGTTGGAAGTTGTTCGACAAAATCGATGAAAACAAATTTGATTTTTCATGGCATCCAGATCCTACAGATCCTCCCTACATATATGTATGGGGAAGTAAATTTGCAACAGCACAACAAAGAAGTGTTGTAGAGTATCACACCCCTGATAACGTAGGACATGTTAAGTACATAGATACTCTTGTCGAACTTGAACCACAAATGTCTAGGTGGAAAATTAATGAACCTATCGATGAAAGTAAAGTAGACTTTACATGGCGCCCTGATCCATTAGATACAGAACCTTTTATATATGTATGGGGAAGCAAGTGGGCACCCGCAGAACAAGTACCAATCTTAGAATATCATGTACCTGGTAATGACGGTACAATTAAGTACATTGATAAACCAGTAGACTTAGCAGTAGATATGTCTGTGTGGGAAGTCTTAGAAGAAATTGAAGAAGATTCATTTGACTTTACATGGAGACCTGATCCAAACGAAACAGAACCATTTAATTATGTGTTTGGTAATCAATTATACGATGGTACAATTATGCCTACACTTATATACAAAGTCGAAGGCGCAGAAGCAGTCAAGTATGTTACCGAATATACACCTAAACTAAAGTCAAAGCCAGAGTTATTTGAGTTTAACGAAAAAATCGACATGAATGAATTTGATTTTAGTTGGAGACCTAATCCTACTAGTCCACCTTATATCTATGCGTGGGGAAATCAATGGAATAAAGCAGAAGATAAAGTTAGTATAGAGTTTAAAGTAGAAGGAGCAACTGAATATCAGTTTATGCCAGAAACAACTGTACGTATGCCGTGTGCTGATAACTGGACAATACCTGACAACATTCAAAAATATACATTTGATTTTAGTTGGGAACCTAATCCTAACGAGCCGGCTATGATACATGAGTTCGGCACTCAACATCAGAAGACAGGTGGACCTATCTATACTGTAGAGGGTGCAACAGAAACAAAATATCAAAATATTTTTTACGCAATTGCAACACCCACCGAAGATAAGTGGGAAATACCTGACAATATAGATACAAGTGAATTTGATTTCTCATGGCATCCAGACTCAACAGAACCTGTACCATACATCTATCATTTTCCAACTCAATGGGCTATGTCAGGTGGTCCTGTATATCGTTGTGATGATGCAGAAGAAATTAAATATGTAGATTCACAAGTAGCAAAAGCATTGCCATGCAAAGATAATTGGGAATTTAATCCTAAGTTAATCGAAGAAGATTCATTTGATTTTTCTTGGCACCCTTACGCAGAAGATGAGCCGTACATTTATCAATTTGGTACTCAATGGCAAAAAACAGGTGGACCAAAATATATTACTCCAGGTGTACATGAAGGCAGTGCTGTCAAATATATCGATACAAGAATTTTAAAAGCAACTAGACTAGCAGATCCAAATAGTTTCAGAGTATTGAATAACTATTGTATTAAAGGGTTTGATTTTAGTTGGCATCCCGATGAAACATCAGAGCCATTTATCTATCAGTTTGGTAATCAATATTATCCTGCTGAACAAATGCCTACGTTAGAGTACAGAGTCATTGGAGCAGATGAAGTTAGTTATGTTAACGACTTGATAGCAACATTAGGACATGATAAAACAAACTGGGAGATACCAGAAAACGTAGACGTAAGTGAGTTTGACTTTAGTTGGAAGCCTAATCCAAATGAACCAGCAATGATACATGAGTTTGGTACTCAATGGCAAAAGACAGGTGGTCCAAGATATCATGTAGAGGGGGCAACTGAAGTAAAATATGAAACGCAGTTTAAAGCAAAAGCATTACCTAAAATGGACAACTGGACTGTGCCTGAAAATATCGATAGTGATAAGTTTGATTACAGTTGGCATCCAGATGCAACAAGTCCACCTTACATTTATAGATTTCCTACACAGTGGGCACTTAGCGGAGGACCAGTCTATAAAGTTGACGGCGCAGAAGAAGTAAAATATGTAGAAGATCAAGTATCAAAAGCATTGCCGTGCAAAGACAATTGGGAGTTTGATCCTAAATTAATTGACGAAGATGATTTCGACTATTCATGGCATCCTTATGCAGAAGATGAGCCGTTTATCTATCAGTTCGGTACTCAATGGCAAAAGACAGGTGGACACAAATACATAACACCCGGTGCACATGAAGGTAGTGCTATAAAATATATTGATACACGTATTATAAAATCAAAAAGATTACCTAATCCTAACAATAGACATTGGGGAACGTTAGGTAATTATAAAATTAAAGACTTTGACTACAGTTGGCACCACGATGAAACAGATGAGCCGTTCATTTATCAGTTTGGTAACAAGTTTTATTCAGCAGAAGAAATGCCTACAATTGAATACAGAGTTATAGGTGCAGAGTCTGTCAAGTATGTACATGATGTAGTCGCACAGTTAGAAGAAAATGATGAAGATTGGATTATACCTGACGATGTAGATACAAAAAACTTTGACTTTGGTTGGAGACCGTCTCCGCTTGAAGATCAAGCATACATCTATCAGTTTGGTACTCAATGGCAGAAGACAGGTGGACCTCAGTTTATTGTTGAAGGTGCAACTGAAGTAAAATATGTAGAAGGCAACGTTGCTCACAAGTTACCAAATAAAAAGAATTGGGAAATACCAGAAGGCATTGATGTTGAAGGATTTGATTTCTCATGGCATCCAGATATCTTAGACGAGCCCTTCATTTATCAGTTCGGTACTCAGTGGGCACTAACAGGTGGTCCAAAGTATACAGTTCAAGGTGCTACTAAAGTCAAGTATATTGAGCAACCAGTTGCGTACTCATTAGATACAGGCGACAGAACAAACTGGAAAGTCCCAACAGATATCGAAGACTTTGACTTTAGTTGGCATCCATATGCAGAAGATGATCCGTTCATTTATCAATTTGGTACACAGCATCAAAAGACAGGTGGACCAACATATACAGTACCTGGTGCAAAAGACATTAAGTATGTTGACACAAGAATTATTAAAGCACGTAAGTTAGCAAACAGTAAACGTTTGCATTGGGTAGTGCCAGGTGATTTAGACGTAAGTAAGTTTGATTTTTCATGGCACCCAGATGATACCGCAGATCCTGCAATCTATCAGTTCGGTAGTACAGCAGGTAAAGATGACGGTCCTAAGTATGTACAACCCGGCAATGATGGCAAAGTATTATATTTACAAAATATAGAATCAGACAACGTGATACCTGACGAAATTGATGTTTACTTTATCGAAACAACTTTAGAAGATTTAGTAGCACAGCATCCAAACGAAGTATTCTGGGCATTGAATATGGATTTAGTTTACACAGACTTTGACTTTAGTTGGAGACCTGATGTCTATCAATCTAATTACATTCATGCGTTCGGTTCTAAAGATAATATCAACACACAAACATATTTTGTGAACTCAGCAATCTTTAAAGATGCAACAATTAACTATGTTGAGACTGATTCTATAGGAGAAATACAAGCCAACTTAGATATGTTCTATGTTGATAGAGGTAACAAAGAAGCAAAAGAACGATTTGCAAAATTACAGGAGAGATATCCTAACATACAAAAAACAAGATACTTAAATTCGTGGGTAGAAACTACTCGTAGATGTATAAACAGATCGACAACGAGTTTACTTTGGATTTTAAATTCAGAATTAGATTACGAAGAATTTGATTTTAATTATTATCCTAACCCATGGCAGATGAAAATGGTACATGTGTTCGGTACACAATGGTCGCATTGGGGTACGACATACCTGGTTAACAGAGAAACATTTAATGAAGACACCAAATACATTAATGTCATCGAACACTTAGACAACTTAAACTTTGTAAAAGAAAACAGAGCAGTAGCCACTGAATGTGTTTACGATATTGTAGTTGTCGATCATGGTAATAAACAAACAGAAGCAGTTGTTAAGCAATTACAAGACAAAGCACCAAGACAACGTGTAAGTACTATCGAACATGATACAGATTATCTTACTACATTGAAAAAGATTGTTAATGATCAACCTAAACGTAAAGAACATTACATATGGATAGCATCATCGATATGTGATTACAGTGACTTTGACTTCTCTTATATATGTGATCCATTTGCACGTGATCAATTGCATGTGTTCCCAAGCAGTAAACAAAAGTTTGGAGATACATTCTTTATTGACGTTAATAAAACACGTGATTTGATCGACAACATGGAATCATTAGAAGACTATGAGAAGATAAACTACAATCAAACGTTGCGTACACAACGTCTGAGAGCGCCTGTAATCGTTTCTGAGAGTGATACACATACAAAGACGTTAAAAGATATAGACGAGTTTCCTTATGTAACTCTAGTATCTAAAACAGACGAAGATATACAAGTAGTTGATGAAGAACCTATGTCATTATGGACAGCAGAGTCTAAAAATATCATAGTCCAATCGACAGGTGCAACTAGAATTATAGTTCCGCGTGAAGTAAAAGATCACGTAAAAAGAGAACTATACGAGTACCCATATATTAAAAATGCCAATAGACTTGCGTTATCGAAGCCTATGGATATTGTTTTCTTATCAAACGGAGAGAAAGGAGCAGAGGAAAATTGGGAACATCTGCAAAAAATTACAAAAAATGTACCAAACAGAGTAGTAAGAGTAGATGGTGTTGATGGTCGTGTACAAGCATATCACGCATCAGCAGAAGCAAGTGAAACACCTTGGGCGTTTACTGTATTTGCTAAACTAAAAGTATCGCCCAAGTTTGACTTTAACTGGCAACCAGATAGAATGCAACAACCTAAGCATTATATCTTTGAAGCAAAGAATCCAGTCAATGGATTAGTCTATGGACATCAGGCTATGATTGCGTATAACAAAGACTTAACACTTAAGAACTATGGTTATGGCTTAGACTTTACGTTAGATGATGAACATGCAAGTGTGCCTTTACTATCAGGCATCGCACAATATAACACAGATGAATTCTCTACATGGCGTACAGCATTCAGAGAAGTTATTAAGTTATTAGTTGATGATACAGAGATTAGTAAGAAACGATTAGAAGCATGGTTGAACGAAGCAGATCCAGATCAGCCTTTCTTCCAAGAATCAATCAAAGGTGCACTAGACGGAGAAGAATACTTCAATGAAGTTGATGGTGACTTTGAAAAGTTACGTTTAAGTTATGAATGGGAGTGGCTTAAAGAAAGATATGAAGAGGTTTCGTATTAGTCGCCGTTAGGACTATTTTGTAAGTTTTTTCCGTTATAATCCCACCACTTTTCACAAAGATTATCCATAGCCTGTTGAAACTCTGGACTATTCCACATTGCTTTAAAGTTTGGATTATCATCATATAAATTTGTAAAATCGACTTCTTCATCTTGTGTATCTGCAATGTAATCCCAAGTCCATAACAACTTGCCATTGTCATCAGGATCTACTTCCATATGAGCCTGAATTTTGTTCTCATACTTTTCGCCGTATGGATCTTCAGTCTCGCCGCCGTCATCGTCAATTACCCAGCCATTGTTAACTCTTATCTTCTCTTTCATGTTAATAATTAAAAGAGGTCCGTTTTTATTATACTGATCAAAATAATTTGTAGACCTAGTAGCGGCTGTGCACCACTGCGTTCCTTGTCCTAAATAACAAGAACCTTGCTCATCTTTAGGCCAGTAGATTGTTGCATATTTGCTGTCGTAGACTATTTCACTTTCGCCTTTATCTAATTTTTCTTGTTTACCATATTGTGATTGAAGGGCTTGTACACCATTCATAAAGTCTGATGCAGAACTATATTGGCCAATGTCTCTGTATCTTTCTGGAATTCGTTCTCTTAATTTGTAATACATTATTAATGATTCTTTAAGAGTTGATCTTGCATCTTCTATGTTTGGAAATGCATATGATCCTATTTCACCAGAGTTAACATACCAATTAAGAAGATAAGGCATGTATTGTTTGTTTGCAGTAGGATCAAAGTCTTCAAATTGTGCAATTAGTTTTTCTACAATTTCATTCTTATGTTTATCAAATAGTTCTTGGTCAACATTTTCCCAAGGAGAAACTGGGCTAGATGTTCGTCCTCCAACACCCATAATATGAAGTGCAAGTTGTTGATAATCAGTCGGCTTACTCATAGGTCTACCTGCTTCAATATCGGGCTTAAGATCAATAATATCTTGTATTTGTAGTTTGTCTAGGATTTTATCGCCGAACCTACCCTTAGTAATTTCGGTTTTGTACTCGACTATGAATTCATAATAACGCATGTATGTATTTAGTTAAAAATCATTTACCCAAAAGTATATGCCTAAAGTTTATTTGTGTTATAATAAATACTTCTCACAAAAGGAGATGTGTATGAAGATAACAGGAACACAGTTAGGTACTACATTGATTGTAGCATTTTTCGCATTAATGATTGCTTGCCCGGTAAATGCAGAGAAATCTGATGAACGACTCATCCGTGAGAGTTCTAAAACATATACAGGAGCAACTCGTATCATCAATGGCAAAATTGTAAAGTATCCTCGTCATTATAGTTTACATACGCATCAAAAACGTGGGAACACTATGGTACATATGGGTAGTAACGCAGTACCTTACTATACAGGGTATGCTAGACATACGTATCATACTGAAGTTAAATACATTAAAGACGATGTAAATGACGCATTAGATACCGCAATTAAAATTCTAGTAATCAAAGAATTACTAGATTAAATTATTGTTGTATGAAGTGAAGTAAAAGGCACTTTGGACGCCGGTTCGACTCCGGCCACCTCCACCAATAAACAGCAGAGGGGGTGTATAGGGTTTCGACAGGGTGATTAGTAACTGAATGGACAACACAGTAGGCGATGACTGTAAATCAAGCAAATCTATAATTGGCAACGATTATACAATGGAAGACTACGCCTTAGCGGCCTAGTCCCCCGAGGTTCACGGTAGCCTCGTCACCCAATACCCAGAGGGGCATTTATTTGCCCCTCGCCTATTTCGATAAATAGATATATGAACATATCTGAACTAGAAAAATTCAAAATTGAAGATGCGATCAACTTCCATGATGAGTTGAATCCTTTGTTGTTTGATGAAAACAATAAACTGAAGCCAAACATCAAAAAGCAATTAGAAATCATTACTGATGACTTTATAGAATACATGGGTATTCCTGATCTTGCTGTAGAAGATGTAATCATTACTGGTAGTAATGTTGCATTTACATACACACCTCATTCGGATATTGATTTGCATCTACTTGTAGATTTTGCAGAACTTCCAGAGTCAGATGTTTATAAAGAATTATTCAATGCTAAAAAGTCTTTATATAACGACACATATGACATTACAGTTAGAGGTATTCCTGTAGAGTTATACGTACAAGACACAGCACAAGCACATACTAGTTTAGGCGAATATAGTCTTATGCAAGATAAGTTTACTCGTTTCCCTAGTAAACAAAGAGCAAACTTAGATGAAATCTCAGCAGAACATAAGTTTGAAAGATTAGAAGAACTGTGTATTGAAGGTCTTAAGTCAAAAGACATCGATAAAGTAAACAATGTTTTATCTATCATTAAAAGATATAGACAAGCAGGCTTAGATAAGAAAGGAGAGTTCGGTCCTGAGAATTTAGCATTTAAGGCTATCAGATCCAAAGGATACTTTCAAGCACTATTTGATTTGCGTAACAAGTTAAGAGGTGAGCAATTATCTATCGAAGAAGAAATGTTCCGTAGAACGTTTGAAGAATCTATCGGTGTTTATAATAGCAAAGTCAATATTGCAGAAGGCGAAGATGGCGTAGAGCAGTTAGCAAAACAGTTTAATATGAAAAATATGGAAGTTGCTAAGTATGTCGATCAGGCTGTCAAGTTTGAAATGAAACTGTCAAATAAAGATAAAGGTGAAGCATATAAACTAGCAATGAATAATCTTGCAAAAGATATAGAATATTATGACAAGATGGTTAGTTTTTTAGCCGCAGTTGAAAGAATAAACAGAAGTGCTAAAGATGACGTAGAAGTTCAAGTAAATGAAGCATCAGGATATATTCCAAGTGAAGCACAAAAGAACGATCCAAGATTTTCTTATGCTTTGACTGTAGACGTACATCCAGATACTATGAAGAAACAAGCAAAAGCAATGGGCTTAGGAGACATTCAACGTGATGGTCGTCCCCCACTTCTAAGACCGGGCAAGAAGAAAACTAAGAATGCTAAAACAGACTTTGGCAAAGGCATCTATTGAACACCGAGTATTTCTTTACTGATCAATTTTTAAATGCTGATCTCTTACAACGTGTATCAGATGATAAACCACTCATTGACTATCCTGGATATTTAATTAATCCAAACGGTGATTTATTAAAAGACAAAACTAACCCTACTCTTTATAATCGATATGATGACAATTCAATAGTTAAACGTTTGCTCCCTGACTCTATGGGAGAACTAATCGATTTGATACAACAAAAATTAAAGCCTTATTTAAAACGTCCAGTTATTTATAATTACAGGGTACTAATAGACAATCAAATAGACCCGATGCATGACGCAGGTCGTTGGCATAAAGATTACAATCCTATAGAGAACTTTGACGATCCTACTAAACAATGGATTACATTTTTTACTTTAAGTGATGCTAACGTAAATTCAGAATTTCAAGTATCATACGCAGATGAATGGCCAGATATATGGAGAAGAGGTGTAAGAGAAATTTTGACTAATAATAAATTGTTTGCCCATAATATGAATCTAGGCCATCAATACTATCAAAACGACAACAATGCTGTAACAATGATCTATATACGTTGGTACGACAAACCTTAAATAAAGGTTGACATTAGTATCCAAAGGTCGTATAATTATGGGTATGACTGAGAAATTCTCTAACGCAATCGAAGCCAGACAGTATTTGGACTCACTTCAGAAACAAATTCGATCTCTATCATTTAATTATGATATGAGAAAACTATGGAACAACATTGTGCCCATGGTAGATGAATTGTCTACTATAGAAGTCAGATGCAGACAACGTAACAATTGGCAGGCCGCTGACGATTATAGAGCAAAAATACAACAAAACTGCGATATGATAGAGAAATATATCTTAATGTTAACCCTTATGGAACCTGAGGAAGACTAAGTTGTTGATTCTTATAGGCAAAATAATTTCAATTATTTTTGCAAAAAGGCTTGACATCAGTACCCGAAGGCTCTATAATACATAGTATATTCAATAAAAGAACGGAGTTAAAAATGTCTCAATTAACTGAAAATCTGACTGTAACAAGTCAACAAGCAAAGCCCGCAATCAAAGCGGCTATGAAAGCAAATCGTCCATCATTCTTGTGGGGACCTCCCGGAGTCGGCAAGTCTGAACTTGTCGAGGAGATCACTAACGAGTTAGGTGGTCATATGATTGATCTGCGTATGGCGCAGATGGAACCTACTGATATCAGAGGTATCCCTTTCTTCAACAAAGAATTAGGAGTTATGGATTGGGCTCCCCCAATCGAACTTCCAACTGAAGAACTTGCTTCTCAGTATCCGTGTATTGTTCTTTTCTTAGATGAAATGAACTCAGCACCACCAGCAGTGCAGGCTGCAGGTTATCAACTTGTTCTTAATGGACGTGTTGGTAAGTATGTTCTTCCTAAGAATGTACATATTGTAGCCGCTGGTAACCGCGACTCTGACAAGGGTGTTACATATCGTATGCCGATGCCCCTTGCTAATCGTTTCATTCATTTAGAAATGCGTCCTGACTTTGCTTCTTGGCAGAACTGGGCTATCGAAAATCAAGTGCATGAGGACGTAGTTGGTTACTTGTCATTTGCAAAACAGGACTTGTATGATTTCGATGCTAAGTCTTCTTCACGTGCATTTGCTACTCCGCGTACATGGACATTTGTGTCTCAATTGCTACAAGAAGAGGATATGGATCCCGATACTCTGTACAATCTTGTTGCTGGTACTGTTGGTGAGGGCCTTGCTACTAAGTTTGTAGCACATCGTAAGATTGCTAGTAAAATGCCTAACCCATCTGATATCTTGTCAGGCAAAGTCAAAGAACTGTCTGTCAAAGAAATCTCTGCAATGTATTCCTTGACTATCTCAATGTGCTATGAACTTAAGAGTGCCCTTGAGACTGATAAGGTCGATAACAAGAAGTTCCACGAAATGTGCGATAACTTCTTTGGCTATATCATGGCTAACTTTGAAACAGAGTTAGTGGTCATGGGTGCGAAAGTTGCACTCAAAACTTATAAGTTACCCATCGAACCCTCTCAGTTGAAAAACTTTGATGAGTTCCACAAACGATATGGTAACTACATCGTTGAGGCTGGCAACTAAAATTGCTGACCTGGGAGAGTGTAAGGTCCGAGACATTCCTTACACTTTCCCGAACTTTTTGCTTGACATGTCTCCCCAAAGGTGATATAATTATTAAATACTTTTGAGAAACGGAACTGACACATGACTAAGAATTCTACAACAACTAACAACGACAAAGAGAGCAAACTGGCGCATCTAGTAGGTCCTACAGACCCTCAGGTAGATGCACAAGCCCGTGATCGCCTTATCACTGCCCGTATTGCTCTGTTACTCAGACATTCATTTTTTGGTAATCTTGCTACACGTTTGACACTCATCAATGCTGATGAATGGTGTCCAACTGCCGCAACTGATGGTAAGCATTTTTACTACAATGCACGTTTCATTATGATGCTAAAGAAGAAGGAAGTAGAATTTCTTGTAGCACATGAGGTACTTCATGTAGTTTATGATCATATGGATCGTAGAGGTACTAGGGATCCTCAACTATGGAACATTGCTGATGACTATTGTGTCAACGCAGACTTGAAAAATCACAACATTGGTGAGTTCATCACTACTGTCCCTTGCTTGTATGACTACAAATATGACAAAATGTCAGCAGAGCAAGTCTATGATATTCTGTATGAGAATGCAGAAGTTATTGACATTGAGCAATTGCTTGACCAATTGCTTGATGAACATTTAGAAGGCGAGGGTGCAGGTGCTGGTGATGGTGATGGCGAAGAAGGTGACAAGCCCGGCCCAGTCAAAATGTCTAAGGAAGAAAAGGATGCACTCAAGCAGGAGATGAAAGAAGCAATCATCAATGCGGCTCAAGGTGCTGAAGCAGGATCATTACCCAAAGGTGTTGAACGTTTAGTTAAAGATTTAACATCTCCTGTAATGCCCTGGGACGACATTATTCAAACTAATCTGACCAGCACAATGAACAATGACTATTCGTTTATCAAGCCTTCTCGTAGGGGTTGGCATCAGGACGCAATCATGCCAGGTATGACTCCAGGTGAAATGATTGACGTTGATGTGTTTTTAGATATGTCAGGATCTATTGGTTCTGAACAAGGAACCTTTTTCCTTTCAGAAATTCAAGGTATTATGGAGACGTTTACTAACTACAAAATTCATGTACATTGTTTTGATACTGAAGTCTACAATCCACAAACATTCGACAGTGATAACTTAGATGAAATCACTGACTACGAAATCTACGGTGGTGGTGGTACTGACTTTGATTGTATCTTTAACTATCTGAAACGTGAAGGTCGTGTACCCAATCGTCTAATCGTATTCACAGATGGTTACCCGTTTGGTAGTTGGGGCGATGAAAACTATTGCGACACTACATGGATCATTCATGGTGACCCTGAGCCGAATCCCCCTTTCGGTACATGGGCAATCTATGATGAACACAAACATAAACAAGCCGCATGAGCAAAGATCATTTGGAACCTCACAGACCTGCTGATGCAGGTCCAGAGGATAAGTTCATTTATGAATCACCAGACGGGGGCAACACAGTGTATGCAAGACCTATAGGTGTACATGAAATGGCACAAAGAAAAAAGGTTTATGAAAATCCTGAAATGTTAGAAGAAAAGAAATTTTTTGAAAGATGGCACATGTATAAAGATATACTAAAAGTCTCTAAAGACAATCCTGCTCTAAGTAAGTTATTAGAACAAGTAGAGATTGTTTATAATTTAAGTGAGGATAGAAAATAATGGACGGTGTAATATTAGCCGCAGGCATGATGGCAAGTTTGATTGCTATTGTGAGTTTATTAATTAATGAAAACGGTGGTACTAAAGGTATCACACAAGAGTATAAAACTAAAAGTGGTAAAGTACATACTGCTAAAAAATCTAGGGAGCAACACATCGTATGAAGTTTGAGGATATCAATTTAGATACTTGGTATAAAAATCGTATGTTGACTGATCAAATCCCTGCTCATTTTACATTAGTAAAAACACGTGCTAATAAAGAAAATATGCAATGGGTTTTAGAAAGGTTGCACGGTAGATTTGCTGTGGCTAGCAATACTAATACAGATACAGATGATTTTTTATCATACTATCAAAAAACTTTTGCGTTTGAAGATCCAAAAGAAGCAGTTCAATTTGAACTTACTTGGTCGTAAATGTTTAAGTGTATTTGTCACGCAGTTAGAGAAGGCGAAACACATAGATACCATCTTATAGGAACCAAATGCGGTAAGTGTTTACTGCATCCTTTGCCTGAAAAGAAACAAAAGAAGTTTAATAAGAAACACGCCAAGTTGATAAAACGGGCAAATTAAACCTCTAAAAATATTTTCATTGCCTATATTCGCATTAAATATTAATGTTAATGTAAAAATCTTACAGGAGAAATTATATAATGAGTTTTTTAAGACACGTAGGAAAACACGGTGATCGTAAGGTTGCAGTAATTTTCCGTCAAGTACCAAATGAAGAACATATGTGTTTAGTAGCATATACACAATTGTTGAATCAAAATATACACGATCCACTTATGGCTACTATTGAAAGTGATATCGGTCAGAACAGTGAAGAACTTGCTGATGCGTTAAACAGACAATATACTAAGTCAGGTGATCGTATCCTTCAAGTATTACACTCAGAAGGAATGCTTAAGAAGATTAGAACTGAAGATGTTGTAATGACACCGGGTCCTAATCAATCAATTCGTTTAGATGAATTGAATAAAATTTTAGGCGAAATGAAAGCAGGGGAAGAAGCAACTCGTAAGTTAGCAGAAGCAGATGCATCAGCAGGCTTACAAGATCCAGCAGATGTTAGACGTAGAAAAGAAGGTTTGATTGGAGAACAAGTAAGACCTGAACCTACTATGGGAACAAATGCACCGGCAGATCCTAACATGGCTATGAATGATGAGGCTTTGGCCCGTGATTTTATGGCTCAAGCAGAACGTATGGAATCTGAAGCCAAAGGTCTAATTGCTGAGTCTAAAAGATTGATAAAAGAAGCAAAAGCAATGATGCCTAAGCCAGCAAGAAAAACAACTGCTAAAAAAACAACTACTAGACGTAAGACTGCTGTAAAATAATAAGGAGGTCTCCTATGGGAGATAAATCTCGTTCAATACAGGACTGGGAACGACTCCTAGAAGATGTAGAAAAACATAAAATACCTGTAGAATTTTTACAGAAACTAGTCTTACGAATGATAGGACGTAAGCAAAAAACCATTAACATTGAAAAGTACCTAAATCAAGGACTTGACTCAGAAACAGTAGAAATTATAGTTAGTAAACTGTTAGAGGAATATGAAGATGAAATCTTATCAATAGATTTTATTCTTAATATAGAAAGAATTGCAGATGCAGTTCAGCCTGAAACGGATAAACTACTAAGTGGTCTATAAAATCTCTGTAAACTATAGAAGGGACTTCGGTCCCTTCACTCTATTATGATAAGGAAAAACGTTGAAAGTTAAATTAATCAGTCATTCACAAGCACCGAACTTTAACGAGTCTGCATTAGACTTAGTGGCATACTGTGCAAGAGTAAGCAATCCAGACAATCAAAACAATAAAGAAACTTCAGAAAAATTAGTAAAGTATTTGATGAAACACAAACACTGGTCACCACTTGAAATGGTTAGTGCATGTTTAGAGATTGAAACTACACGTGATATTGCTAGACAGATATTAAGACATAGAAGTTTTAGTTTCCAAGAGTTTAGTCAACGTTATGCTGATCCAACAAAAGACTTGGACTTTGAATTACGTGAAGCACGTTTACAAGATCCTAAGAATCGACAGAACAGTATCGCACTTGATATGTCTGATGAATACGAAGGTGGCCTACAAGATCGTTGGTGTCAAATGCAAGAACGAGTTATAAACGAATCGAAGTTAGCATATAATTGGGCTATCAACAACGGCATTGCTAAAGAACAAGCAAGAGCAGTACTACCAGAAGGAAATACTGTAAGTCGAATGTATGTAAATGGAACCTTACGCAGTTGGATACACTATATTGAATTACGCGGCGCCAATGGTACACAACAAGAACATATCGATATTGCTCATGCAGTAGCAGAAGTTATTTCTGTTATCTTCCCAATAAGTTTGCAAAATGAGTCTGTATAACGTACACTTATAATATGAAACAAGAATGGGAAGCAAATGAAATAGACGTATATCACATTAATATGGGTGACGTTGAAGATCCGGATCTGATGGTAGCACCTGCTATATATGAATGGCAACAAACAGAAGCCGGAAAGTATGTTATGGAGAATAGCAATCCAACTGCTAAGTGGGTAAGAAGTAATTCACCGAGTTATATGGGACATAAATATACGATAAAGGCATACTTCACAGACAAAGAAGTTACATATTGGAAACTAAAATACGAGTAAATTATGGCACATAAGAAAAAATTAAACATATGCGTAACAGGTGGATTAGGATTTATCGGTGCCCATGTTGTAGTTAAATTAATTAACGAAGGACATGATATTGCTATTTTAGATACTAAAACAGATTATGGTATCATAGACCAAGAAGAATTGGATGCTGTAACAAAAGAAAGATTTTTTGGTATAGCAGGTAGAATGACTGGCGCTACCAATTTAAACATCTACACGATTGATGTTGCTAACCCTGAACTAAAAACTTTATTTGAAAAAGAAAAGTTTGATGCCGTAATTCATCTTGCAAGTTTCCCTAGACAAAAAGTAGTCAATAACAATCCAACTGCTGGCTCTAAAGTAATGAGTGAAGGTTTGTTAAACTTATTAGAACTAAGTAGGACAACAGGAGTAGATCGTTTTACATATATCAGTTCTTCAATGGTATACGGAGATTTTTCAGATGGCGTTGAAGAATGGGAAGACTGCATACCCAAAGGTCAGTATGCAATTATGAAGTATGCTGGAGAGTTGTTAGTGCAAGATTACACTAGGCAATATGGATTAAATCATACTATCATTCGTCCTAGTGCTGTGTATGGTCCTTTAGATGTCTGCGATAGAGTTATTTCTAAATTCTTTTACAACGCAATCAAAGGTGAAAAAATTGTTGTTAATGGCAAGATGGAGAAATTAGATTTTACATTTGTAAATGATGTTGCAACTGGTATTGTACAAGCAACAACAAGTGCTAAAGCAAAAAATGAAACATATAATCTTACTAAATCACAGGGTGTAACACTTTATGATGCCGCAACAATGGTTAAACAAATAGTAGGAAAAGGTAATATTGAAGTCAAACAAAAAGATAACAATTTCCCTAGCAGAGGCGCATTAAGTTCTGAAAAAGCAAAAAACGATTTCAACTTTAATCCAGTTACAAATCTAAATGAAGGTTTGGTAGTTTATTATAATTGGTTACAAAATTCTGCTTATTGGCAAGAACAATTTAATCCTAAGCCTAAACAAGAAGTTAAAGTTGCTCCGGCAAAAGTCACTAATGTTAAGACAAAGCCAACAAAGCCTAAAACAACAAGAAAACCTAGAGCAAAAGCAAAGCCGAAAAAATGACGGAGTCGTTTTGTGTTTTACCTTGGGTAAACATTACGGTTGACCCGGACGGCGCAATTAAACCTTGTTGCATTTCACATGACTATATTAAAAAAGAAGACGGTACCAAGTTTAACTTGGGTTATGATAGTATTGATGACATCTACAACAGCAAAGACTTTGTTGATCTAAGACAAAAGATGTTAGACGGAGAGTATATCTCTGGATGTGATGTATGTTATCACAATGAAAAGTACGGTCGTCAAAGTCGTAGATTAATTAACAACGAACAATACAAAAATGTTATTCCAACTACGACTACGAGTAATTTAAAAATTAAATTCTTTGATTTACGTTTTGGTAATTTATGTAATCTCAAATGTAGAAGTTGTAACCCTACAAACAGTAGTCAGATAGAAAAAGAAATCTTAGAAATCAACAATGCAGAGTACACAAGATTTTACCCACAGTTTGATGTAGAAAGTAATTACTGGTGGGAGACAGATACGTTTGATGAAAATATAAAAAGTCAAGTAGACAATATAGATACAATTTACATGACTGGTGGCGAGCCTACTGTTATCGAAAAGAACTTTGAAATATTAAGTGAGTTAATAGAGTTAGATAAAAGTAAAGACATCACTTTAATTATCAATACAAATCTTACAAACACCAATCCAAAATTCTATCAGTATCTACCTAACTTTAAGTCAGTCATACTACAACTTAGTATTGATGGTTACAAGGGTGTACAAGAGTATCTAAGATACCCTAGCAAGTTTAGTCAGATTGACGAAAGCATACAGAAACTTATTAAAATGCATAATGTTAAATTGTGGGCGACACCTGTTATTCAGATAGGAAATTTAAACATGATAGTTGATCTGTTTAAATACTTTGAAGACATTAACATTAAAGAAAACAAGCCGTTAATTGATATTAGACCGATTTTATTGCAAGACCCACAACATTTAAATATCGATTATTTGCCCAAAGACTTCAAACAAAAAGCCTTTGCAAAAATATTTATGTGGATGTTAAATGATTGCAAATGGCAGTCACAGATTTTTAAAGATACAATAAACGCATTAAAAGAAAAGTGCCAAGAAGAAAGCAAAGACATAAACATGTTACAAGAATATATTAAATTTAATAATTTGTTAGATGATCATAGAGGACAGAGACTAGCAGATTGTAACTACGATTTGCATACACTGTTAAAAGAATATGATTAAGTATTTTGGATTAGACAGACAATACAAAAATCTTAAAGATGAATTGCTTGATGCAACTGATTCAGTTCTTTCTAGTGGCGGTCTTAATGACGGTGAGTATTCACAGAAATTTACAGATTGGTTATCAATAAAAACAAAGGCCGAATTTGTCATACTGTGTCATAGTGGAACTCAAGCATTAGAAATTATTGCACGTTACGAAAGAGATACGTCTCCAGACCAAGATCCATTTACTAAATGGGATTACGACCAAGAATCATATCGAACAATTAGAGTTCCTAATCTAACATACCCCGCAACAATGAATGCATTTTTAAGTGCTGGATTAAATGTAGAATTGGCAGATACAGATTCAAATGGAATCATTCTACCTCAACCAGAAGATCAATTACAAAAAATTGAATGTCATGTTGGTTTATTCGGTGCACCAACTGTAGCAGTAGAAAGTGATAATGGTATTGGAGTATTAAACAATAATGTTGCAATTATAGACGGAGCACAACATTGGTTAATTGCAGACGGTAACATAGGAACTGCAATGGCAATTAGTTTTGATCCTACTAAAAATTTAAATGCTTCGGGCAATGGTGGAGCCATTGTTACTAATAACCAAGCCTTATATGAATTTGCTACGCAATGGAGAGACAATGGAAAACCTTATCATTTTTATTCTGGAACAAATTCTAAAATGAGTGAACTAGATTGTTCTCATTTGTTAGTAAGAGCAAAGTATATAGATGAATGGCAAGAACGTAGAAAACAAATTAGAAAATACTACATAGACAGATTTAAACATATCCAATCATTAAAATGTTTAAGTGAAGGGTTTGACATACATGCTGATTCAAAGTTTGTAGTTAATGCTAGAGCGGAACGTCAGCATTTAGAAGCATGGTTAAATACTAAAAATATAGAAACTAAAATACATTATAAACAAGCATTAAGTGAACACCCTATTGCAGAAAATTTAGAAAAACCAGACTTGATGGCTACAAGTGTATTACTTACCCGATCATTATTAAGTTTGCCTATGTATCCTGAATTAACTGATGCAGAAGTCGAAGAAGTTGCAAATCAAGTTTGCATTTTTTATGAGCCTTAATAAATAATATAATGTCTAAAAAAATTGTCCCTGCTGATATTGCAGAAGAAATTGTAGAAAAAAGAGAAGGTATCGATATTTCAAAAGATGACAAATCTGATTTGTGGATTTGGGATAAATTACACTGGTTTTATTTTCCTGACTTAGTAGAAAGACCTGCATCACAAGACGAACATTTACAAGAACGTATCTTACCTAGTGTAAACTACAACGACCATAAACCAACATATGTGTATATGCACAATGGACGTATGGACGAACTAGAAAGTATTAATCATACTCCAGAAGTAGTTGAACACTTAAATGAAACAGGTGTAACATTCTATCTAAATGAGCCTTTGTGTATGTATGATAGTTCTTCACTTATGTCTGAACATACATTAACATTTTATTCAGAATTCAATGGTAAAGAAAAGCCGGAGAATATACGTTCTGATGAATTAAATTGTATACGTGATTATATTACTAGAAACAATCTTACAAACGTCAAAGTAAAAACATGTGATTATAAGTCAGAAAAAATGTTCCCCTATTATAGTGAATGGATGACAATAACATGTGAAGATACTTTTGTTAAAAATTCACCGTACGTTAATATATTAGATGATTCATACGATAGCGGGAATCTATTGGGTAAAGCCTCTAAAAATTTTACAAAAAAGTTTATAAATTTAAATTGGAGATGGGCACCACATAGAAATCTTATCGCCGCATTTCTTGCTAATAGTGAGGCAGACATTAGTTTTGTTTTTAAAACTGAACTAGAAAGATTACAGATTTTACCTTGGTTCGATATTAGAAAGTGTCCTAAAAAATACAGGAAACGTTTATATGAGGGCATATATAAAATAGATAATGATGGGCCTTTAAATGTAGATGTAGTTTTTGAAGAATTACTTGATATAGAAAAGACGCCATACCCGGTCAACACTACAATTGACGAACACTTTGATCCTTCTGTAGATGAAGCACTAAATTTGGAGAATGAAGATGTACACCACACTGGTGTATGGCCTATAGAAAAATATTATAAAGATATATTTTGTGATGTTGTTACTGAATCTAGGTTTGCACAGCCTACCCCAAACTATAGTGAAAAAGTACAACAACCTATGTGGTTTCGTAAACCTTTTATTCTCATGGCACCCCCGGGTACATTAAAGTATCTACATGAACACGGCTATAAGACTTTCAGTGACTTTTGGGACGAGTCGTATGATGACTGCACTGACCATGAAAAACGTTTGTATAAAATATTTGAAATTATAAAATATATCGAAAGTAAAACAATTACTGAATTAAAAGACATCTATAGAGACATGAGACCTATACTAGATCATAATCGTATTCACGTGGAGAAAAGCATTTACCAGTGGAGAGGCGATAAATAGTAGTATATTATAGAGGAGGTTTCTAATGGGATTAGGAATTATTGATTCAGTTATAGGCGCCGCAGGACCGATATTAGATAAGTTTATCGTAGACAAAGACAAGAAAGCAGAAATGGAACACGAACTTAAAATGGTGTTACATAATGCTAATCTACAACAAAATCAAATCAATATAGAACAAGCAAAACATCCAAGTATTTTTGTAGCAGGAGCAAGACCTGCAATTATGTGGATATGTGCATTTGGTTTAGCATGGTCTTATGTTTTAGCACCAGTTGCTAATTGGGTAGTTGTCGTTAGCGGAGCAGACGTAACATTACCTGTTATTCAAACAGAAGGTTTGATGACACTTACATTATCTATGTTAGGCTTAGGTGGTATGCGTAGTTTTGAAAAAATGAATGGATTAGCCAGAGAAAATATGAAGGCTACTCCACCAAAGCAATAGCATTGTTACTTGCCCAATCGCATAAATACAATATAAGACTGGGATAAAAATATGGCTACATACGAAATTATTAATATAGGTGCGTTACCAAATGACGGTTCAGGTGATCCGTTAAGAGTTGCCTTTGATAAGATCAATAACAACTTTGCGAACCTATACTCTACTGCTGTTATATCATCTAATACATACACAACAGGTAATACAGCACAACAAGTCATTTGGGAATACCCAGCAAACGCATTTACATTGGGTTCATTTTTTATTAAAACAAACGACCCCGGCACAATTGATCAACAAGATGTTAGATTAGATGCACAATTAAGTGCTAACTCAGCCAATATTAAATTTTCAGCATACTCATCTACACAGTGGGGAAATGTGTTAATAAGAGGCACCGGATATGATATGGATGTCAATGCTGGTAACGTTAGGATATTAGTTGATCCTGACCCAGCAAACGTATCTGGTTCACAAACACTATTTCATTTTATTAATTCTTCGGTCATGTTCCAAGGAGAAGCACCAGCAGGATTGCCAATCGCACTTGATGGCTATGTAGATTCTGAACTTGCAACTGAAGTAGACGACACAATTACAACTGAAGAAACACCATAATGAGAGCAAGAGAATTTATAACTGAAGATAATTCACCTGGCAAACTAACTAAACGTCAACGTTATGGTTCAAGAGGCATGCATAAGTTCCAAGATGTAGACGGCAGAGATAGAGTCTACGAATTAAATCGTGTGATGATGGCTCTTGCACAAGCAGATGGAGAATCAGATCATCAAAAGATCGATTTAGACTCAGAAAGTTGGATAGGCACAAGTAATATGGCTGTGCCATACACTGAAATAGAAGCAAACATGTTAAAATCAGCATATAAAGCAGTAGGCTCTGAATGGGAAGATTTAAACGACGGTGACTTGCGATCTTCAGAATTACCTTCAATTAATAAACAAAGTCCAGTAGAAGGTTTCAAGGGGTATGAAAGATAATGTTAAAACAAATAGCAAAAGACTTTTTTATTAAATGGCAACAAGCATGTTATGTTTGTTTCCCGATGATGGTGCAGGGCGATCTATTTGCCCTTACATTTGATCATTGGATTAAAGCAAATAAAACAGGAATCATTGCAGGTCTTGGTGCAGTATTATTAGGATATACTTTCCTAAAAAACTACAAAGACAAGAAGTGGTTTCATGGTGTAACTATTGCATCTGCTTGTTTTGTTGGTGATCTGTTAGTACATCCATCACATTTTGCAGGTGCATATGGTGAAGCGGCTTTAACTGCGGTTGCATCAGGATTACTTGCAACTTATTTTGTTTACAAGCCACTAATGAGTAAAAATAATGGCAGCCGTTAATGTTCCAGTTAAAGGCTTAACAGGTTTAATCAACGTATTATCATTAGATACTGCTAATACTATTGCTCAAGTAGCAACTGCGGCCTCTACAGCAGAAGGCTTAACTTCTAGTTACTATGAAGTCATGTCTTTAGAACGTGACCCAGACAACAATTCCGTTGATACACCAACTACTACATTAGCAACTTTGAACTTTGATGAAAATAGTGATGTGTTTTTCTTTAAGCCACTACAAGCAGGTCAAACTAAAGAATATCTACAAGAGCAACGAACAAATATTGCACAATTAAAAAGAAAGGGCGGTCCATCTGGTAATGTTAATTTACCTTGTTACCGTTCTTGGAACTCATTAGATTTAAGTTTGTTGCCTGCAACATATGTAGGTAATGTATCAACACCCAATTCACATCCAGCTGGGTTAGTAGAGGGTAGACCATGGGGCGAGTATGATATCAACTTGTTTAGATATACATATTCAGGATACTTTGCAGACGATCCAGACTGGTTTGCTGGTCAAACAGCAACAGCATCTACAGATGACGGCACACTAGCAGTTAATCCATTGGCAATTACTACAAGTTATCAGTGGATAGGGTACTTTGTACCTACAACAACTGAATCATATACATTCTATACAACTAGTGATGACGCAAGTTTCTTATGGATAGGTCCTAATGCAGTAACAGGCTTTACAACGGCTAATGCATTAGTCGATAATCAAGGCGAACACCCGCCGCAAGAGCGATCAGGATCAATTGCATTAACAGCAGGCCAATACTATCCTATCAGAATACAAGCAGGAAACAACTTATCCGGTGGAGAAATGAGTACGCAATTTTCTACACCAACTATTGCTAAGACATCAACATTTACAGGGTATCTATTCTATGAACCAGATACCGGAGGATTTTAATAGATGACTGAACCATCATCAGCAAACGTAAAACCTTGGTATTTACGTAACATAACAGAAGCACTAGCACTCGACAGTGTTAGCGGCAACGTATACCTACGCACAGATGCAAACGTAAGCATAGGTAATGCTAATATCACAGTAGGCAATGTTGGTATCACAAGTTTTGGCAACGTAGACATATCAGGAAACACACTTCCTGTCATTGTAGATTCGGGTAATGTCACAGTAAGTGGTTCTGTAGATGCCAACATCACAAATGCTAATATTGAAGTCACACAAGGCACAGATCCTTGGGTAGTGTCTGGTAATGTTGGTATCAGTGGTACTGCCAATGTTATATTAGCAGACGATGCCAGCGTAGTCATCTCGGCATTTAGCGGCGCAGTAGCAGACGCATTTGGACGATTGAGAGTAAGCGAACCTTACACACTATTTGATACACAATCCCGATATTTTGATCATGGACAGTTCGCAGGCAACACATCAGGCACGGCCAATGTAGTATATGTTGCTAACCAAAGTAGTTATCAACTCAATGTAGGTAGTGCCTCAGGTGACAGCGTGTTGCGTGAAACACTCAAACCATTCCCTTATCAGCCTGGCAAGAGCCAACTCACATTGAACACATTCTGTATGAACACACCCGAGCCTAACTTGCGTCAGCGTGTAGGCTTGTTTGATAGTAATGACGGTGTGTTCTTTGAGAACGATGGTACATATAACTATATGGTCATTCGTTCAGGATCATATGGTTCGGAAGAAAGAGTCAGACAAGATGCGTGGAACGTTGACACATTAGATGGACTGGGTGGTGCATCTAATCCTTCAGGTATCACATTATATCCAGATCGCACACAGATCATGTTTGCCGATGTTGAGTGGTTAGGTGTAGGTAGTGTTCGTGTAGGATTTGTGATAAATGGTGCTTATATTATTTGTCATCAGTTCAATCATGCTAACCAAGTTGGCAATACAAAAGTTTACATGACTACAGCAACATTGCCTATCAGATATGAAATCACTAACACTGGTACAACTACTGGCAATAGCATGATGACACAGATTTGTAGTTCTGTCATCAGTGAAGGTGGTTTTCAGTTATCAGGATCAGGCAATCCTAGAGCAGCCTCACATGTGATAGGCACTCCTGTTAGATTACCTAACGATGACAGTTTCTTACCTGTACTTTCTATAAGATTGAAAAGCACTAATCTAAACGCCGTTGTCATACCTATAAACTATTCGATAGTTCCCGTGTCAGGAAGTTTGTTCCAATATCGTATCTATAAAAAAGCAGTCACAAGCGGTGGTAGTTGGGTAAGTTCAGCGACAGATAGTTCAGTAGAATATAATCTAGCGCCTACAGCATTGGTTAGCGGTAGCATCGCAGAACAAACGTTTTTGAATAGCACTAATCAAAGTACAGGCGCGCCCACGCAAGAAGCATTCACTTTTGAATATCAACTTGAGAGAGATCCGTTCACAGGCGTAGCATATGAATATACTATAATGATGGCTACAACTGGTACTAACCAAGATATCTACGCAAGTATTGAGTGGCAAGAAATCACATAAAATAAATTATCTCCGGTCTAAACTCCAATAAATATCTACAACGCACTAACTTAGAGGAGCAATGAATGGAAATCCCATATGATATTAATAACACACTTGACTTAATCAAGTTAAAATTTTACAACGAGTGGCTATATACTGCTCACATTTACGATGAAGGGGACAGCCCATTTCATAAAGACCTAACAAAACAAGTAGTTGAAACATACGTTGATCCACTAGCACTACCTAAAGATTCTAAAATTTTAGACTTGGGCTGTGGCCCGGGATATTTCTTAGATGAAATGAAAGAAAGAGGGTTTGAAGATGTGTTAGGTGTCACATTGTCTCCTGGAGATATTAAAATCTGTAAAGATAAAGGACATGAAACTGCAGGATATGATCTGTCATTTTTGCCTCAGAAAGATGGTTACCATGATGAAAGTGTTGATTTTATCTTTTTACGACATGCTTTAGAACATTCTCCTTATCCTATTTTTAGTTTGATGGAATACAATCGTATTCTAAAACAAGGATCAAGGATCTATATTGAAGTACCTGCACCAGATTGTGATAGAAGACATGAGTTTAATTTAAATCATTACAGTATATTTGGACATTCACAACTAGCGGCATTATTACAACGTACAGGTTTTGAAATCGAACAATTTAATAATTTAGAATTTGACTTAGAACAACAAAATCCAAATGATCCAGAAGGCGAACCATTAAAAATGAGAGAGCATTATTACTGTATCGTAGCAAGGAAAGCAAAAGGTCTTGATATCAAATAAGTTTACTTTTGTAAAATATACACTGACATGGATTAGTCAGCAATTGGCTATTCCATTTTGGGCAGTAGGACATTTACATCTTAGTCTTAAGATGGATGTCTATGAAGATATTCATATGATTATAGCATCATTGGGAATGAATATTTTAGTTGCTATTGGTTTCTTTTTAGATTACCAAGACTACAAAAAATCACATTAAATGCGTTTAATTGCATTCGGTTGTAGTTATACTCAGGGTATCGGATTAGACGGTCTTACTCACGCAGAACATGAGTACTATCAATCTCCTCAAGATGCTATTCTTAATATTAAACCTGCAAGTGAACATGCATGGCCCCAAATGTTAGCCGACAAGTTAAATTTAGAATGTGTAAATTTAGGCAGGGGAGGATCATCTACAAAATTTGTATATCAGATGATTAAAGAATTTCAATTTCAAAGTGATGATACTGTAATTATTCAGTGGCCCTCAGCCGATCGGAGAGTTGTTTGGGCCGAAGAATCTACAAAAAGCACTACTCCTTATAATCCTAAAGTACATTTAGAATTTTCACCATATGAGTCTTTTGCTGAAGATTATTACAGAAAATTTCACACAGATTTTGATAGTTTATGGCATTTAGGTTTATTAGTTGAAGGTGCTCATAATTATTTAAAAGATATTACTAAAGTAGTTTACTCTGTCACTGATGATGGCGCCTTTCGTAACAATGAATTACTACCTAAATTTTTTCCTATAATAAAAAAAGTAAAACCCTTTTTTAAAGAACAAGCAGAAGATTTAAGTGCATCTGCATCTCAAATACTTTTAAACGAAAATCAATTAGTAAGATGCAACGACGGGCATCCTGGTAGACAATATCACATAGATTTTTCAGAAGATATGTTTAAGGAACTAAAACTCAACTAAATACTAGTATGAGCAACTTTAACGCAAGTGGTACGGGCGAATTAGTCAAACCAGCATATAAGAAAACAGCATTTAAAAATCAAAAAGAAATTGATGATTTTGTAAAGTGTTGTGATCCTGATACTGGTTATCTATACTTTATGGATAACTTCTTTTATATTCAGCACCCAACACAAGGTTCAATTCAATATCATCCTTATGAATACCAAGAACGTTTAATCGACACATATCACAACTATAGATACTCTATTGCATTGATGCCTAGACAGTCTGGTAAGTCTACGTCAGCCGCAGGTTACTTGCTATGGTATGCTATGTTTGTACCTGATGCTACTATTCTAATCGCCGCACATAAGTACACAGGTTCACAAGAGATTATGCAACGTATCAGATATGCATATGAAAACTGTCCTACACACATTAAAGCAGGTGTTGTTACATACAACAAAGGATCGTTAGACTTTGAGAATGGCTCTCGTATTGTATCAGCAACAACTACAGAGAATACGGGTCGTGGTATGTCGATCACACTCTTGTATCTGGATGAGTTTGCATTCGTAAGACCTACAATTGCTGAACAGTTTTGGACTTCTATTACACCAACACTAGCAACAGGCGGTAAAGCAATCATCACATCTACTCCGAACTCTGATGAAGATCAGTTTGCATTGATTTGGAAACAAGCCAATAAGAATATAGATGCTAACGGAGAAGAGACAGAATTAGGTATTAATGGATTCAAACCTTTTAGATCATATTGGAATGAACAACCCGGACGTGATGATAAGTGGGCAGAAGAAATAAAAGCACAATTAGGAGACGACAGATTTGCACGTGAAATCGGTTGCGAATTCTTAATAGCAGATGAAACATTAATCAATCCTAATACATTAATCATGTTAGAATCAGTAGAACCTACAAATAGAATGGGTCAAGTCAGATGGTTTCAAAAACCCAAGAAAGGCATGGTCTATTGTGTAGGATTAGATCCGTCATTGGGTACAGGTGGAGATCCAGCCGCAATACAAATCTTTGAAGCAAACACTACTACACAGATAGGTGAATGGAAAGATAACAAAACAGATATTCCTCAACAAATTAAGTTATTGGGACAAATTACACAATACATCGCAGATGAAACTGGAGAACCTAATAACATTTACTACTCACTTGAAAACAATTCAATAGGAGAAGCCGCATTAATCTCACTAGCAGAATATGGTGAATCAAATATTCAAGGTATATTCTTAAGTGAGAAAGGTAAAAAACGTAGAGGATACAATACAACACACAAAGTCAAACTTGCCGCTTGTGCTAAATTCAAAACATTGATGGAAAGTAAAAAAATGAATGTAAAAAGTAAAGCATTGATTAGTGAGTTAAAGACTTTTGTTGCATCAGGTGGTAGTTATCAAGCAAAAATCGGAGATAATGATGACTTAGTAATGGCTACCCTGCTCGTAGTACGTATTTTACAAGACATTACAGACTTTCACAGTGACTTAACAGAACATATGCGAGACCATGATGAAATGGTTGCACCCTTGCCGTTCTTTGCTGTGATTAACTAAAAGAGATAAATAATAGTATGGCAATTGATCAGGAATCCTTCAACAAACGACTCTACGATATTTTAAAAACTCGTGGATACAAACCAGCACCTAAAGACTCAAAAAACGAAAGAACAAATCCAGAAATAGCAGATGTTTTTGAGTTTCAATTTATTAAAGACGGTGAAAATTATGGTAAGGCATGGGCAACCATTGACAAAACATCATCATTAAATATTTATTATGACGATAATCAAGCAGGTAGTCCCCCAGGACAAACAAAAGGCATAGATTATGATGATTCTTGGTCTGGATTACTAAAACATTTAAAGCAATGGGCATTATCAAAACAACTAAACTTTGGCTTACATGACAGTGATCGTTTAGGTGACGATATGCGTCAAAGGGATTACTATAAAATGAAAGAAAAAATGACAGAAGGATATCATCCTGTTAATAAAACAACATCATATAATGACAACATACCAAACGTAAAAGTTGTAATTCAACATGATAGACAAATCGGCGAAGGCGAGCAACGTTGGAGAAACGTCCACAAGATTTTTGTTGAAAATACTCAAGGCGAACGTTTTGCAGTCCCAACTAAAATGCCAGGTATTGCACGTGTATATGGTAGACACGTAGCAGAAGGTGGAACTCCATATGATGAAAGAGGTAAGCACATTACTCAATTAGTCGAAGAATATACTAAGATGGCCGGCTTTGTCCGTGCCACACGCCGAGGAGAATTCAATGAATCTGTTGCACAACTTATAGCAGAAGGTGTCAAACATCACAGATCATTAAAAGAAACACTGCAAAAGATGCAAAGTCATAGAGGATACAATCATTATTTTGAGTCATGGACTCCTGCTCTTATGGAAGATGATGCCGATCATTCAAGCATTGCAGAAATGTTTTCGCATGAAACAATTGATCCTAGAATCGAAAGTGTTTTGCCTATCTTAAACAAACTTAATAGTAGCATCATTAATGAAATCGAAGAAGTCAACGAGTTAGATCAATGGGCAAAGTCTATTACTGAAATGGAACAGATAGACGAAGAAAAAAGAGATACACATTGCTCAGATAAGTGCTGTGGCTCAGATGTAAAAGCAGAGGACTGCACATGTTCACCAGATTGTCCACATTGTAACTGTAATGCAAAATTAGATGAAAGCGGTCTACAAAGATACACAGGTATTAAAAAGTACGGCAAAAAAGGTTTTGAAGAATTACAAAAAGCAGGCCGTGAAGGTGCAAGTGAAGAAGAAAAAGGTAAAATCAAAGACAAATATCTAACAAAAGAAGAAAGTGAAAAGCCAGGTGGAATGGGTACCGAAGATGATGATTTAAGAGATGAAGAATCAGGTAAAAACCATGACCCTAAAACAGGTAAAAGAATCAAACCTCATCCGTTCGATCCAGGCGATGATCATTTAAACGAAGGTAAATATAATCAATTAGTAGTAGATGCTTTAGAAATGAGTGAAAAAGAATTTGGTGAAAAGCATCCTGCTGTAGCACATAGATATAATGATATTATAGCCGCATTTAGTAAAGAAGACTTAAAAGATAAACTAGAAAAACCTGTGCAACCTGAATTAGATTTATCTGAGAATACTGATTTCAGAACTTTAGTTAATTTAGACGTACAGAAAATACAACAAGCCTCTTCAAATGCAAAAGCATATGAAGAAGTAATCAAACAAAGAATTAGGGATCTTAAATTACGAATACCAAAAGAAAGTGATCCGGTAAAACGTAAAGAAATATCATCGCAAATCAGAGAATACGAAAAGTACAAAAATCAATATGATTTTACTAAAGCCAGTTTAGCAAAAAATGCAAAAGATGCCTCAAGAATTGAAGCAGATAGAATATTAAACAAGAAACCTGATCCATATACAAGACCATCAGATAAAGTAACTATCGGTACTGCTTTAGCAGGACTGTTAGGTGAAGAGTCAGTTATCGATGAAAAAGATTTTTCAGAAAAAGAAATTAAAATGGCATATGGCATTTTAAATGATCCTAGATATAAAGGTGGAAATCAAACTGGAGCAATTAAAGCAATCGAAGGTATTAAAGCAGGACTATCTGAGCATCCAGGAGTTAAAAGAGCAATCTATAAAACACAAAATGAGCCTGATAATTTAGAAGAAGCAAATGCGCCGATTGAAAAAATTAAAAGTCCAATGACAGGGAAAGAAATCAAATACACAATATTAAATGGAGATGTATTTAACGAATATGGTGGCCCACTTGGATTTGATGATTATTTTGATATTATGGTCGCACATAATTATCCTGCAGAAGGCCCTACAATTACTCAAATGTATTCTGATTATAAAGATCAACACGGAAGTATACCGACTAGAGGTTACAACCCAGGTCATTCAATGAAAGAAGAAGAAATGGATGAAGGTTTAGATGCTAATCAAAAACGTGCAGGGCAATTAGGACCTGTAGGTGGTCCTGCAAAAGTAGGTGATTTAGTTGGATCTGAAAGTAAACACGCAGATGATGAAATGTCTATTCATCAAATGTCTGATGAAGATTTAGCAGATTATCTTAATGTAGATGTTAAAGATGTTAAAGCAGATAGAGACCACGCAGAAGAAGTTGCAAACGACAAATCACGTGATCATGCGCCTGACAATATGTTAGAAGATATCTTACGTTTAAGTGGATATAGTAAATACGAGAAATAATGATAAGTGGAAGCAATTTTCATAGGAATACTGATGATGCTACCGATGATCTGTGGTGGTTTTACCTTTGTAGTAAGTCAACAAGCAGTAGAGGGTAAATTCAATGGCAGACAAGAAAAAGAAACAGTCAAAGATTTATCTGATACCCGAAGGTGAAACTAGAGATCACCATACATATCATTACACCGCTATTAAAACAAAAAATTTAACTATAAGTAATACTAAGTTGAAACTTAAAAAGTACAACCCGGTTAAAAGAAAACATGAGTGGTTCGTAGAAGCAAAACTACCCCCTCATTCTAAGTAAGGTTATATAATGAGATTTACAGAGTTCTTTACTGAAGAAAACGATCTGGAGAAAAAGAGAACAGTTCCTCCATTGGACATCAAGTCCAGAGATGTCGTATCAAAAGATGACACTGAAGATGCTATCGCAAATGTAGATACAAGTCAGATACAAGGCATGGATGATCGTATGGCACAACTTGCTCAGAACAAAGACTTAATCTATCAATACACTGATGATGAAATGACTGATCTTATTCCTGTTGATGATGAAGAAGAGGAAGAAGGTGTAGGCGTAACAATCGAAGAACCAAACACACTACCACAAGAAATTAGACAAGACTTAAGAACACATGGTGACGTAACAGCAAGGTTTCATTCTGTAGAGAATCTACCTGGTTACTTAGATGATGCTATTCGTATGATGGGTCAAAAAGTATTTGCATCTCTAACAGCAACTCCAATCGATGAAATCAATGTACTTGTTAATTTAGGAGATCAAGGACCAAACGAGCAACGAGAACTAAATGCTGTTGCTGGAATGGTTGATACTTATGGAGAAAGAAGAGGAGACTATGAAATGAAATTCGATAGAATCCTCCCCGGATATGAAGCAGATATTCGTGTCTATGAGTACAAAGATCAGATATTCTGCTTAGTAAAAGATTTTGCAGGCTCTTACATTTATAGTTGGCCAGCAGAGAATAAAAAACTTAATTAATTATTCTACGTCATTCAAAGGATTTTCTAAGATCGTTTGAATTCTTTCTTCTAACTCTTTTCTCATCTCACGCATTTCTTTGTCTTGCTCTTTGAAACGTTCTTGCATCTCACGTTCCATCTCATAGACATCATCACGCACTTCACGTTGAGTCTTAGCAGTTTCACTTTCAACTCTACGTGCTAAACGAGCGGCTTCTGTGATTTCTCCTTGCAGATTATCTTTGATAACTTCTGTAAGTTCAGTTAATCTAATAATTTCTAGTTCGATTGTTTCTGGTTGTAATGCTTCTAGTTTTTCTTCTGCTTCAAGCAGTCTATTGTAGAGTTCAAACCCTCCCCACAAACCACCAATTAATGTTCCTAGTAAGGGTAAAATGAATAGCAGTTTGCTACCACTCATCTTTATGCCTTCATATTCTACACTTGCCATAATATGCTCCTATTGTTTACTGCTAAATGCTTTTCCTGCCTCAGCAATACCAAATGATCCTAGTGTTACAACAACAAAAGACGTATAGATAAAGTCTGATATAACTAAATCAGTGCCGTCTAATCCTGTCACTAAGTCTACGATACCAAACGCAACCATCATAAAGAACGATAAAAAGCCAATGATTGATTTCTCATTGATTTTGTTGTCGTCCATAAATAGATGACCAAGTCTGAATTTTTCTTTTGGTTTCACTTCATGGGAAACTTTTCTTAAGTCCTGAGTTAATGCTTCCATCTCTCTGATTTTGTCATTAGCCTCGTCTAGTTTTAGAAGTAGATCAGTATATTTGTCTAAATCCATTTTGTTGATAACGTTTTTATCATAATCGTCATCGGTTACATGTTCGATGTTGTCACTCATTTCTTTTCTCCTGTGTCTTCATCTGGGTTAATTCCATATTGCATAAGAACCATCTTATACAACTTTTCTTGTGTATTGCCAGCCATACGATAGAATCCCATTTTGTTGTCATCTATCTTACCGTCTGGCATTTGTTTATTGTCGTACCATTGATTTTTATTATTAGCATAAACTTGTGCACCTGTATATGCACTAAAGCCTGCTGTATAACCTATATAAGCAACAGCAACAGTTTGGTCTGCATATCCGCCGTCTTCAGTTGGTCCGCCTTCTTGTATATTCTGTAGTTGGGCTTCTAAGTTTGCTTGTGCAACTGTAGCACCAACACTGTCTGCTAAACTCTCAACTGCTTGGGTAGTACGTTGTTCTTGGACAGAGTTCTGTACTTCAAAACGTTGAAAGTTTGGTGCTTGTTGACTTAAAAATTCAGTCAATCCTGTACCAGTTGACAATGCTTCAGTTAAACTATCTTCAAACTGTACGTCAGTACTGCTAATTCCACCAGTACCGTCATCAAAGTTTTCTACAAATAACTGTTCTTCTTGCATCATCTCTTGCTGTTGTTCAGCAACTTCAAAAGCAGAAGTCTGTACAACGTCTACAGACGTACTAGAGACATCAATGGCAGTATCTACTTGACCAGTTACTTGTTCAAATTGTTGTTGACTAGAATCATCTGCAACCACTCCAGTTGAATCACTACTAGATGAACTAGCCACTGATTGTGAGCCAGTGTTATTAAAACTACTGCCGTCTTGACCTGCGAAACTTTGTGATGCACCTGAATCAACTTGCACTGACGCAGAGGCTCCACCGTCACTAATTACATCTTCAATAACGTTGGCAGTTTGTGCATCATCTGAGACTGCGGAAGCAATCTGTGCAATAGCAACACTTTGATATGCTGGTCTTGACTTAGAAGACGAACCAGAACTTGAAACAGCCTGTTCTGCTTCTTTCTCTACACGAACTTCTTCTTGTGCTATTTCTTCACGGACTTCTTCTTGTTCTTCTTGTGCTTCTACAATTAATTCTTGTTTCTCAATCACTTCTTCTTTTCTTATTTCTTCAGGAGATTCTTCAGCAGTTAATTCTTCTAACTCTGCTTCACTGATTAATTCTTCAAATGCCTCATCAGATTCTACAAAGATTTCTTCTTCAGTGTAATCAGGCATTAACTCATCGTCTTGTGCTATCCAAACTTCTTCTTCAGGAGCACCTTCTACAAATGTGTCCCAATTGATTTGACCTTCTTCATCAAATTCTATGTTTTCATGCCACTGATCAACTTCTTCTTGTCCATATGTTGCAACATCATGTTCATACCAATCTTGGTCTGTGAACGAATAAAACTCTTCTCCGTATGTTTCAACCATACCCACTAATTGTTCTGTTGCTTCTTGTTGAAATTCTTCAGTTGCCCAAACATCAGCAGTAAGCATATCAATGTTACCATTAGGATCCCATTCAAGTGATTGTTGTTGCATTGCTGTATCATGTAATTGAGTATCGTAGTTTTCTAACCCACCTACTACGTTTAACACATAGTCACCTGGTCTATGTCCATTGAACTGTACTGCTATTGGATCTTCTCCTAATGCGGCTATGTGTTCTTGCCCCAGTGTTACAAACATAGCATCTTGCGGGGAAAGTCCTTGATCAACTAACATTTGTTGTTCTGTATTCAAGTCATCATATGAAATGTTAGGATCAAGTCTAGGGTCATAGTTGCCATTTACCATCCAAGGTTCATCACCCATGTCTTGGTTGACACCTCCGTCATCATAGGCATAGCCATCATCATATGTAGATCCGTCTGTGTTGTATTGCTCTCCAGTATTAGGATCAGTAACTAATCCTGTAGTTGGATCGTAACCTGTTGAACCAGTCATAGCAAGTGCTTGATCATACCCAGGGCAACTTGAATCATACAATGGATCAATAGTACACATCAATCCTTTATCTGGTTCCTGATCTTCATAAAACTCACATCCACTATCATATTGTGAATCTAAATTACATTGATACTCTAAGTATGCTAGATCATATAATAAACAATCTGTTGAATATAAAGGGTTGCTTTCACATTGTATTGGTTCACCGTCTGCATCTGAATATAGTATACCGCCTCCGTTTTCTAAGTATCCATCATCCATATCATCAAAAGTATTGTCAACACTGCCATCACCTAAGTTATCTGCGCCGTCATCATAAAATAGATATTGAGTATAATTTTGCGGGTCTTTTTGTTCTCCAATCAAAACATCATGGTCTTTGATATCTAATTCTGCGTAAACAAATCCATAATTGTCAGGTTTGTTTACTTCCGCTCTTTCATCATCTGTACATAATTTACTAGTCTGAGTAGTACATTTGTTTATAGAGTCATTATAGTCAAATAGATATATTTCAAAACTGTTACTAGAGGCTGTTAAGTTATTATGATATCCAAACTCTGCCATGTAATACCAACCAAAAATAACATAGTCATCAAATGCTTTAAACATCATTGCACTATCTTTTGTTCCGGTGTATTCCATATCAGCATAGATGAAATCAGAATAGAAAGGAAAAAGTGTATTAGTTGCATTTGAAGTATAACCGCCTGTTCCACTCCCTAATTGATTAGGTGTGTAGTCAGAACAGTAATCATTGTCACTGAAAGAACTTGATGTTAATAATTTAAGACAACCGTTCGTACTCATTAATCCATAATTAAATGATTCATTGTGCCACTCCCATGAAAAGCCAAATCCTCCGGCCACATGACAGCCGCCGTCATCAGAAAAGTTATCACATTTAGTTACACCATTATTAGTATCATCATCTGCAAAGTAAAGATCATATAGATTATAAAGACCACCGTAATCTCCAGTCACTGAGTAAATGGTATTGGTGCCGTCAGCATTCGACTCATTATAGTTAGGAGGAGTGTACTGTGCTACCGCAAACATGGGTAGCATCAATAGTAATGGTATTATTTTGAATTGTGCCATTCTCTTTCACAAGTCCTACTAGATTTACGTCTTCCTTTAAAGTCAGGTCTAGTACATTTTTCGATGAAAGCGGCTTGATCAGCAGTCACATTAGAAATATTATCTTCTTCTATTTCATTATTGTTCGTAAATAAACCTAAAAACTTGTCTTTAGTAGTTGCACTTGAGTCAGGTCTTCTTTCTTCATTTTCTTCCCACTGCTCAGAAGCGGCTGGACCAATAGCACCCATATATGGACAAGGTGTACCTGCCATCTCCATTGCTCTAAACACTCTAGGATCCTGACACATTAATGATACTGCGGCTACTTTCATACCCATATCATATATTGTTTTAGATAGTTTGATCCTTTCACAGTTCATATCCCTAACAGACTTACCACCTGATATACCAAATACTTGCCCCTGAAACGCACCAGACACACCAGTTGTACATAAATCTTGCGAATAACTTGACCCTATGCTTGGTGCAATTGCACTAGCAGGTGGTGCCTTTGTAGTGATCTCTTGTTTGATAGTTTGATCAGTTTTGTTTATGTTGGTGTTGTTATTGGTATTAGTGTTCTCATTTTTGTTTTCAGACTTGTTGTTAGTCGTTACAGTAGAGTCACTTGTACTAGTCGAAGTGTTATTATTGTTATTGGTATTATTACTGGTCGTGTTATTGTTATTCGTGTTAGTATTGTTTGAAGTACTATTAGAATTTACATTTTGGTCAATAGTAGAATTGTTGTTATTCGTATTGGTGTTATTCGAGGTACTGTTTATCGTTGTATTGTTGGTGTTATTATTGGTATTGGTGTTGTTACTTGTGGTATTGTTAGTATTGGTGTTTACATTCGTGTTAGTATTATTACTGGTCGTATTATTGGTGTTTACATTCGTGTTAGTATTATTACTGGTCGTATTATTGGTGTTAGTATTGGTGTTAGTATTGGTATTATTGTTGGTGTTCGTATTGGTCGAAGTACTAGTGTTATTATTAGTATTGGTATTATTGTTGGTATTCGTATTAGTCGAAGTACTGGTGTTGGTATTGGTGTTATTATTGGTGTTATTATTGGTGTTCGTGTTGGTATTGGTATTAGTATTAGTATTGGTGTTATTGTTCGTACTAGTGTTAGTACTAGTGTTAGTATTGGTGTTGGTATTTGTATTAGTCGAAGTATTGGTATTGGTATTAGTATTTGTGGTAGTACTAGTTGAAGTACTAGCCTCACAATACTGAGTACCGGCTGTACAAGTTCCAGTAGCCTGTGCAAAAATATTTGGGCTGGCAACCCCAACACTAAATAAAATTAGTGCGATTTTCAATTGTTTCATATGCATGGTATGTGATTCCCTTAATCGTAAGTTAGTTCGCACTAGTATTTATGATTCTGGGTCAGAAATTTCATATATAGCACATGATACAGAGATTGTTGTTACTCAGGTCCCTAAACTTGGAGATCGCACTTTTTATAAGTTTTTTATAAATGGGTAAATCAGGCATAAATACTTATTGACATAGGAAGATATTAGTGTATAATAGATTCATGTGTCATGTTTTTAACAAAACTAAACTAGTAAGACTTCGGTCTTGCGACAACACATATAAAACTAAACTTAGGCATACATTAAAGGAGAAAACATTATGGCCAGTCTAGCAGACATCCGTGCCCGTCTCGCGGCACAAGAAAATAAATCATCTGGATCTAAGTATCCAACATCTGATGGAGCGATCTATCCACATTGGAAAATGGACGAAGGAGCATCTTGCTCACTGCGTTTCTTACCCGATGCGGATACTAACAATTCGTTCTTTTGGATTGAGAGACAAGTTATTAAACTTCCGTTTAATGGCGTGAAAGGTGATCCTAATGTGAGACAAGTAACAGTACAAGTACCGTGCGTAGAAATGTTCGGTGAGAATTGTCCTGTGTTAGCAGAAGTTCGTCCTTGGTACAAAGACGAAACTCTTAAAGAAATGGCAAACAAATACTGGAAGAAAAGATCATATATCTTCCAAGGTTTTGTTCGTCAAAATCCAATTGGGGAAGACAGTACCCCTGCGAATCCTATTCGTAGATTTGTTATTTCACCTCAAATCTTTCAGACTATCAAAAGTTCATTGATGGATCCTGAGATTGAAGAATTGCCAACTGATATGATGCGTGGTCTTGATTTTAATATCAGAAAGACTACAAAAGGTCAGTATGCCGATTATTCAACATCGTCATGGTCTAGGAAAGAATCTGCTCTAACAGATGTAGAACAAGCGGCTATCGAAGCACATGGTCTATTTAATCTAGCAGACTTCTTACCTAAGAAGCCTTCAGAAGCAGAACTCAGAGTCATTAAAGAAATGTTCGAGGCATCAGTAGATGGTCGTCCATATGACACTGACAAGTTCGGTGCGTATTATCGTCCTTACGGTATCGATGCACCTGAAACTGCTAACGTAGATGAATCAACTTCAAGTGCTCCGGCACCCGCAGTTGAGACACCTGCTCCAGTCGCAGAACCAGTAGTAGAAACTGCACCAGCAGTAGAAACTCCTTCAGCGGCCCCAGCAGAAAGTTCTGAACCATCAAGTGATAAAGCACAAGACATTCTAGCAATGATCCGTGCAAGACAAAACAATTCTTAATTGTTAGTCTGGGGGAGGCAACTCCCCCATATTTTGTAGGAGAAAAATAATGACACTACCAGACGAAAGATTTAGAGCCCTTAAACAAGGGAAAAAATTATTAGAAGAACTTTGCGATCCGGGTAAAACTCCGCGTGTACCAAGTCTTATCAGAGATAGGGCAAGAGCCGCACTAAGACATTACCCTGCTGATTTTGATTTAGATGATATGGCAGAAGCCTGCCCAGAAATATTGCAAAAAACTTCTAACTCTAGTAGAATTAACAACAAACAATCTAATCAATAGGAGTAATTGTGGCAAAACCATTTGACGTTTCCAAATTTAGGAAAGACATAACCAAATCCATTGACGGCTTGTCAATAGGATTCAACGATCCAACAGACTGGATCTCAACGGGTTCTTATGCATTGAACTATCTTATCTCAGGTGATTTTCACAGAGGTGTCCCTTTAGGTAAAGTTACTGTATTTGCAGGAGAATCAGGCGCAGGTAAATCATACTTTGCCGCCGGCAACATTGTAAAGTCAGCACAAGATCAGGGTATCTTTGTAGTCTTAATTGACTCAGAGAATGCACTTGATGAAACTTGGCTACATGCATTGGGTGTCGATACTTCAGAAGAAAAACTTTTGAAGTTGAGTATGAGTATGATTGATGATGTAGCAAAAACTATCTCAACTTTTATGAAAGATTACAAAGCAATGGCAGACGAAGAACGCCCTAAAGTATTATTTGTAATCGACTCATTGGGTATGTTACTGACCCCAACTGATGTTGATCAATTTGACAAAGGTGATATGAAAGGTGACATGGGTCGTAAGCCTAAGGCATTGACTGCTTTAGTTAGGAACTCAGTTAACATGTTCGGTAGTTATAACGTTGGACTTGTAGCAACTAATCATACATATGCATCACAGGATATGTTTGACCCAGACGATAAAATCTCTGGTGGTCAAGGCTTTATCTATGCATCCAGTATTGTTGTTGCTATGAAGAAAATGAAACTAAAAGAAGATGAAGCAGGGAATAAAATCTCTGATGTCAGAGGTATTCGTGCAGGCTGTAAAGTAATGAAGACTCGTTATGCAAAACCTTTTGAAGGTGTGCAAGTGAAGATTCCTTACGAAACAGGTATGAATCCTTACTCTGGTTTAGTTGATTTGTTTGAGAAATCAGGCGTATTGACTAAGCAAGGTAATCGTTTAAAGTATATCACACAATCTGGCGAAGAAGTTCTCAAGTTTAGAAAGCCTTGGGAAGCAAATGAAGAAGGATGTTTGGATATGCTTATGTCAGAATACTCTGAAGTTAAAAATGCGTTGGATATTGTAAATAACGAAGAAGAAGACGTATTAGAAACTGTAGAGGAATAGCATATGAATTTAAATGATTTGGCCAGAGTTTGGGAAGTCATTAAACCTTCGATTGAAGATGGTGACATACACGAAGCGGCTGACGTACTAGTCAATCATTTAATCGATGAAGGTATGACTGCACAAGAAATAAAGAAAGCCTTCAAAGATGATAAAAAAATCAAGGAAG